GCCCTATGAGTTTTAGCTTAGTTTGAGTTTTATTGATTTTGCGGGCGAGGCACGTGCAGTCCTGAAAAGAGGAAGATGGAAAACAAGAGAAGGGGGATGGTGGGGGGAGTGATGAGGGGGGCATGAGTTACTCCTTTATGAGCACCCACTTGCCTTTGTCCTCGACCAGTGCCGGCTCGGAAGTGAGGCCGTGAGGTTGGAACGTGGTCGGGGGGAGGAGTGAGCGCAAGACGGGTGGGGAGGAGCTCGATGCTTCCGCGGGGTCAGTGACAGATGCCAGGTGGAACGCTGGGGTTAGGTCCATGAACTCAATGGAGCCAGTCATACGGATCATGAAGAGTAGGACTCCAGTGGTGGTGGCAGGATTAACCATGTAGGCGAACATGGTACCAGCGTCTGTTTGACGAGTGGTGGAGGTGGTTTGGGTGGTAGCATCGGCAGTGTATAGCCAGTCCTTCACAAACTCCTGCGGGGGGAGTTTCCACCGGACACCACTAGGAACAACTGTGGAACCGGGAACACTTAGAACGGTGATGAGGGACGGGCTATTGTTATCCACTGCTCCGTCGGGGACGGTGCAGAACGCCACGGTGGCAGTCTGGCTCGCACTAGGAGGTGTCATGGGGATCACCTCCATGCGGAGGGACAGCAAGCGCCAACGACGATAGGAGGTTGCCAAGTTGGCAATGGGCAAGCCAAATGGGTAGTTATTGGCCAAACCTCCAATCGGGGTGTTGGGATCGAGAGCGAAAGCTATGTAGCCGCTCGCTGGCCCACCGAACGCCGTAACTGTCGCTGTCGATGTTGACGAATAGACTGCGGCAGAGGTGACGTCGAATGGGACGATATGGTTATCTCGAATACGCTGGGTGTTGGTGAGGGTGACTGCAGGTGGGGGCCTGGGTGCGTTACGGACGCGGAGGTTGGGAGCTGCACCTTGGTACGGCACGATCGACCGGGAGGCTGGAGGAGTGACCAAGTCGGCCAGAGCGTATCCCGCATTAGCCAGAAGGGACGTCAGGTCGCGACGACGCCCATTACTCGTTGGTAACGGACGAGTAGGGGGGGCTCGGCGACGTGAGGACTTCTTAGCCTTGCGGGTGGGAGCAATGATCATTCTTGGTGGTGGCGTATAGGTGGGGAAAAGAGGGGAGGGGGGGAACTTGCACGGCTTGGATGGGTCTAGCGGTAAAAGTAAGGCGGCCGACCCTGATAGGCCGCCCAACTTGGGGAATGGGCGATGAGGGGCCCGTCCTAAAGCTTGGCGGTGTGGACAAACTTACATTTCGAACCATAGTCACAGACGCCGGTCTTCTTGAATTTGCCACACTCTGCTTTGGCTTGAGGAACATTCCCTACGTGGAGCATCTTGCACTTCTTCCCGAAGGTGCACTTGCCAGCAAGATAGAACTCGCAGTTCTTCTTCGGGGCTGGCATGCTGGGCTGTTTGGGGCCAGAGACGTCCTGAGGCTCATCTTCCTTCTCTTCCTTATCTTCAGGGAGAGGAGTCGCTGCCGCTTTAGCGGCTAGCACGATGTCCCCGTCGACAACCACGTCGGCCGGGGGAACCACTGGGGCCTTCACCTCCGAACAAAGCGGGGGACTGAGGGGGTCCGCCGCCCCAAGCGTCACGTCAATCACATAGGCGTTGAAACGGTTGAAGTCGAAGGTGGGAAAATTGTGGGAGGCCTCGTCGACCATCCATCCGTCGAGATCCTGATTAGGGAACTGGACGCTGGAACCATACTTGGCCCAATAGGACGTTATCGACGAGTCGAGAGGATCAGCCTTACCGTAACGAGTCTCCACCGCACGGGCATACTGGCCAATGACAGGGGTGTTCAAGTCGGTTAAGGAAAATCCTCGCAGCTTCTCACGCAACTTGGCCAACGGTGTGACGCCTGATGCCAGGCGCCCGGACAGGTGCAGCTTGATGAGTTGCCTTTTCAGGTCACACATCGAGTCTGGAGCCCCGTCCCACACGTGTGGTGAATAGTTCCTGGCTAGGAAGCTAATCCCGCGCTCCCCGCGCTTGATCACTTCACATTCCAGGACTTGGCCAACGGACTTGGCGCTCTCGGTATAAATGGTTGGAGAGACGTCAGTGGTCAGGCCATCGTCCCCACCGTACAACCCCAGGGCTGCCCATGCCTCCGCAGGGGACAAGCCAGATCTGCGCAGCGTGACATACGCTATGAACGCGCTGGCGCAGGAGTTGAAGTCGGCGGTTTCGGAAGATCCGGATAACCTGGAGAACTCAGTCTCAAACTGGTAACCGGTGGCGGTGTATGCCGTTTGCCCAAACTGGGTGGACATGGTCTCCGACAAGTCAGCGTGATACGCCGGATGAAACGCGCGCATCATAATGACCTTCTCAAGATATCGGAGGAGGTTAGAGATGCGCCCGTCACAACGAGACAAGTCGGTTAGGCACGCAGAAGATGCAACAGCACACAGAGCAGCAACCCGTTCGGCAATGGCAAGCGGTGTGAGGCCAAACGCGTACCAAGCGGTGCGTTTTAAGATCTCACTAAATGCGTACATGTAGCTGGCATACTTTAATTTGTTCTGGCCGGGGATCATGGAGATGTTGCGAGGGTCGGTGACCTTGGCATAGCTCTCTTTCTTCATGAACGTGCGGACAGGACCCGAACTCAACCCGCCCATAGCAGCTGCCTCATTGAGGATGCGGCGCTGCGAGGGACGATTCTGCCTAGCAAACACCTCGTCTTCTTCGACAGGGTGAGCTTGCTGGCGCTCGTGGTCAGGAATGAGGAAAGAGGCGAACTCTTCGACATAACCAACCATGGCACCAGTAATTTCCAGCAGAGGGGTAGAGACGGCTTCAACCCGTCCTCTGACACTCTGGGTGTCGTTGGATTGGCTGGTAGTGGGCACGAAAGCTCCCAGAGCCACAGGGCTCATGAAGGGTTCCATGCAAGGCTTGCACACATTATCGAAGTCTTTGGGATAAAACTCGAATACCCCTTGACTGGGGTCAACTGGGAAGACGGTGCTGGGTTTAGACGTGTTCACGCTACGGTGGAATCCGGTGAGGACTGCCACGACGGCCATGTCAGTGAGACCAGTGGTGGTCTTCACTTGGGCTATGGTGAGGTCGGTGGCTCCGAGGTTACTTTGCATCTGGAGAGCATCATCTACGCTGGCTGGAATGGTGGCGCACACGAACTGGTCAGCTATCCCAGTGGACCTAAAAAGGCCATCGGGACGCTGAACATCAAGACGCGTGTATTTCACCTTGTCGTCCGGTGTCGCGTTCACGGTAAGTCGTCGAAGGACGTGACCGCTAATGAGCGAGCTGAGGGACAGAAAAGGGCAAGACGTCCTACGAATGGGGGTGAGAAGGATGAGCTGGTGGTCTAGGTCCACGTATCGCCGGTCAACATTGTACACGGTGCTAGTTTTCCACAGACCTCCAAAGTATGAGTGCTCAGCCAGAATCACGTCGGATCCGTAGTCCCAGAGCGGGTGGGCATATTGGGCCCCACCAGAGACTGAGTACGTGACACAGTCCTGTTCGTCAAATGTGTATGAATATTCACCCGTGGCCCGCGACACGGCGCCGGGAACTAGGGTGTACATAAGAACGGGGACAGAATGAGTGGCAAGGAACGTTGGCATGTCACTGTAGTAATCAACGTCCACGAACGCATAGCAATCCGCATCAGGGTTAGGATTGGCACGCCGCGCGGCGAGATCCTTAGCCCAGTAGTAACTGCGGCAACCGTCTCGACCGAGTTTCTGGTCAGACGGGGCCTGTTGAACGTAGTGTGGTGACATGCCGAGGAGTTGAGCGAGAACATTCATCTCGCTCGATGCCTTACTCCGCTGGCGTGCGGAGTCAGGATGGGTGTGGTTCACGGCCGCCCGGGTGGTGACCTGGGGGAGGCGTGAGAACATAGATCGAATGACATTGCTAGGTAGGCTGGGCTGAGAAGTCCAGCGAACCATCCAGTCAACGATGTAGCTCTGGGGGCGGTCCAGCCGAGTGCTACACTCGAGCCAGGCAGCGACGCCCAACGCACACAACAGCGGTAGAAGCAACACGCCAATGGCTACGTGAAGCTTCCAGGGGACCTCATAGACGTCACAGTACGACGTGGTAATGGACCAGCGCTCGGCGATCTTGCACAGATCAACGACGCTGTCAACATTCCACGAATGCATCTTATCGAAAAGAAAGGACGTCCACATGGTGTTCTTTAGCGTTTAT